CTTTAAAAATACATTTAACACCCTTTACATTTCCAGTATAGAGGTCAAACTTATGACTGTCTGTGTAGATGTTTACAGTAGCTCCTGACAATTTCAGAGGCTTGTATATATCGTCGTCACCTTGATATGTGACAATAAATGGTGAAGTCCCAAATTCAAGAGGAAGCTCAGAGGCATCGCTCGTAATAAACGACACCTCATAGCTTTCATTCTTAAAGGACTTAAAAGTTCCTTTATAACTCATTTTTATGAATTTATTTCATTATCCAAATTTACTTACTCTTCGGTTATGATTGTTGAGAACGCCAACCAATTCGCTGCCGCTTACTCTAAACTTAACCTCTCCTCCAATAGTATTTTGGCTGTCACCTAAGATAGATTTCAGCCTATCCAACGGAGCAATGACCTCTGGATTATTTCTTGCGCCTGAATATTCTGCTACACGAGCATATGTTTCACCATATACGATACCACCCTCTGCAAAGTCCGTAGCTTTAAGTTTGTTGGCAACAGCACCGAGCGCAGCACCTGCGATAGTGAGGGCAGCACCTGCGGCAATGGCAACCCAAGGAGCGGCAAATGCTTGCTTGAATGCCTCTACCGAGATGGCGTATGCAATGAGAGCACTACCAAATTGTTTTAAGAGGTCTGCAAGGCTCTCCATCATGGTTGCGGCAACAGACATGAAGTCGCCTGACGTAAACGCTTCCCCAAGGGCCTCCATTGTGTCGGAGATTCCCTGAACTATGCCGTTTTTGAGAATGTCATTTAAATCTTCGTTCAACTTAGCAATCTTTTCTTCGGCAGGCTTATTTACCTTTTCTTCTAAGGTATTACCAACGCTTTCCATATTTTCGGCAGTAACAACTACATCGAGTCCAAGCTTTACTCTAAGTGATTTCGGAAGCTTGTTAAGCTCTCCCTGCAAATAACTGATATAAGAGTCGGCTACCTCCTTGCTATCCTCTGCAACCTCTTCTGCCAAATCTTTAAGGCTTTGTTGAATCCCTTCAAGGCCCTCAACTCCATCTTTAAAGCCTAAATCAAAATCTCCAATTACTGGTGCTTTTATCGGGTTCTTCTTGAAGTAATCCTGAGTCTGCTGTGCAAACTCTTTCCATCTGTCGGGTCTAAAAGTCGGGATAAGGTCAAGGCCAGAGAGTGAAGTTTCAATCTCCTTTTTAACCTGCTCCATGTTTTCTTTCGTGACCGTCACCTTGAATCCCGCCTTGTTGGCGTAGGCTTGGATTTGTTTTATGAGGTCAAGCTCTTTTTTTCTTTCGGCATTTTGAGCGGCAAGAGATTTATTATTCGATTCTATCTGTCTTGCAAATCTCCTTTCGGCTCTCCATTTAGCAGATTCGAGGTTTTCAAGCTTGACATAGTATTCTGAAAGTTCTTTTGCGTTTTCTTCAAGATTCGACGTTGGAGTAGCTGCAAGTTTTTTCGCCTCAATCAGGTCTTTAATTTCTTTAATCTGATTTTCATATGCCGCGCTTACACCCCATGCAGCCTTTTCGAGGTATTCGTTTTTCTCTGCAAGGTCGTCTGTTGATGCTGCAAGGGCTTCATACATAGCCGAAGATGATTCTAACTGTGCGTTTGTATAATCTAACCCTTTGCCGATTTCTTCTGGGTCTTGTGAGAGTCCGTATTTGGCTGCGTAAAGGTTTTTGAGTGCGGTGGTATATGCTTCCGCGATTACCGCCCCTTCTCTCATTTCATTTGCGATGTTTGCCCATTTGCTGCTAAGTGTACCAAACGCATCGGCAGCCCTGATTGCTCCCTCTTCCAAGATGCCATACCATGCTTTTGCTAAACCTTTCCCCCAAGCCAGTCTATCCCAAAACACACTGGTTGCCACATTTAATCTCTCCTGAGCTATTTCTAACTCATTAATACCCTCTTGCGTAGAATTGAAGTACTGTTTAAGTGACTTAATAGCTACAATAAAAGGGGACAAAACTAACAGAGCACCAGCGATTATTGGCCCAAACTTAGTAAAAGCCGCCTTTGCTGCCGCCCCAGCTCCCTTAAAGGCCCCTCCCATAGATGCTGCGCTTGCCGCCATTGAGGTAGAAGAAGAAGCAACGCTTTTTGCCCCTGCTTGCGCCTGACTGCCAACACCTTTCATAGAGGAGGAAACAGCTTTCATATTCTCCCTAAGGTTTGCTATTTTTTTATTTAACGACTCTGCCTTTTGGGTTAGATGCTCAAATTGCTTGGCTCCGCTTTCGGTGTGCTTAAACTTAAACGCAACCCTTAGCCGCTCCTCTACGCTTCTAAGTTGTTTTTGTAGGTGGGTGTATTGGGCTACCATTCCTTTAAGGTTGTTAGCTTGCTCTTCGAACTCCTTTGATTTGGTAAGCGACGAGGTGAGTAGTTTTACACCTGCCGCAGATGCAGCCGCAGAGCTTCCGACCTGAGTAAGACTACTCTTAAAGGTTTGTGTGGCCACATTTGCTGCCGCGGTAGATGCCGCCATTGTAGCAAGGTTTGACTTTACAGCTGGCATATTGTTCAAAAAGCTATCAAACATACCAGAAAGACTCTCTTTCAAGCTCGCAAAGCTATTATTTCCATTGGCGCCTCCCTTAATAAGTTCAACCCCTTTAAAGCTACTAAGAATATTGGCTACATTCTTAACAATCTCATAGCCCTCCTTAAACTGAGAAAGCATACCGCCTGATATATTATCAAGAGCACTCTGTAATTTACCAGAGAGAGCGTCGTAATCCTTTGATATGTCGTCTGTATTCTTCTTTGTGTCTTGTTTGGTTTTAGAGAGGGAACTGCGAACATCAGCCATAGCCTTGTCGAACTTGCTACTGTCCGCACTAATCCCAACTCTCAAATCACTCTTTGCCATATATTATATAATTAGTTGTTCTTCTTTAATTCATCCTCCCATTGCTTCGCGAGTTCTTTCACGAAGTCTTTATCAACGGCAACGACTTCTGATGGTTTATGAGGAGCGGTTTTCTTCTCCCAACTAAACTCCCAAAGGTCTTGTGGCTTCTTCACTTTACCACCGAATGCCGCTACCGTATAAAAACAAGAAATGCGACATTGTTCCCAACTCTCCCTCCTTTGACGCTCAACAGCTTTAAGAGAAGCGTCCAGCTCCCAATCTGTCATTTCGTCGAGAAAGTAGTCAGGTGCAATGCCGCACTCTACAACAACCATCCCATACAGAGATTTGTACGAGAACTCGGAGCTGTCCGAATGTTCATCAGCCAGCCCTTTGTTATTGTTTCTTATTTCTTGCCTTTTTTTTTGTTTCCAGCAATAGCCTCGCTCATCTCTTGGATAATGCTCGGCTGCTCATCAACCATATCTACGAATGCATCAAAGTCAATGTTCTCAAACTCTGCCTTGTTACAAGCTTTCAAGGTGCAGTAGAGCATTACGAGAACGTCGTTAATCTTGCCAGCATCCATAGAACCAATGCTTTTACCAGTCATTTCCTCGAAAAGCATGATAGAGCGCATTGTCTGCTTTACTTTGTATTCTTTACCGTTAATTACTACGATGTTGTTGTTAGTTGTAGCCATCTCTAAATAATAAATGTTTGATTAATACTTGGTTTGATTCAAAAACATTAGGCTTTGGTGAGAGCACCAGTACCTTGGAACGATACAGAGAACGTTGCTTCACCGTCAGTAGAACCCGAAATGTTCAACGAAGTGATAACTGCCTTACCAGTGTACACCGAACCAGTTTCGAATGTATGAGTGAGGTTGTCACCAGTACCAGTCTTGTAGTTTACTGCACCGAACTTGATAGTAACCTCTGGGTTAGTTGCCACAATAGCAGAGAATGCAGCGTCGAAGTTGCTCATAACACCAACCAAATGGTCAGTAGATGCAGTCCAAGACTTCTTTGCAGCAGAGAAACCTTTCCAGCTACCCTCACCTGCCGAGTTAAGCTGCTTATAAGTAGTAGACGAAGTTTCTTCCGTATCTACCGTAATATCCAATGAACAGCTCGTAGCATAGCCCCAAACTGTGTCCCCGATTGCCACGAGGAGATTTTTTCCTTCCAAAAGTGCCATAATTATCTGAAAATTAAATAGTTACTCTTTGTAATTGATTACAAAATCTTTAATATAATACCCATCCTCATATCTCTCCGAGTAGTTTTCAAAGCGATAGTTTGGACGTTTCTTAAATTCGTTAAAATAAGCCTCGGCTGCTTCATGCGCCTTGTCATATCTAACACACGCGATAGCAAGTGTATATTGCTTTGTAGAAGAAGCTGTGCCGAAGTTTGTATATGTATAGGTTGTATCAATGTGAGAATAGACGCCGAAGAACTCGCCAGCATTCTCAGGAGCTACAACTGGATAGAGCTTCAAAGTACTTCTCTTATCAGCCCATGCTTTAAAATCTGAATAAAAGCTCATAGCTGTAAAACTTGTTTTATCGTCACCGTCAGGTGGCTATTTGTTCTTATTATAAGTTTGTTTAATAGAACCAGCTATATACCTCTGCATATTATTCATGATAGTCTGCTCGGTATTATCTACTGTTCTACTGAATAACCCCATTGGCTCTATTCTACCAGTATAGCGAGCCTTTTTAAGCTTTGTTCCCTTAGCCTTGCTTTTCACTTTCTGCCAACGACCGCCTTTCTTGTAAGTACCAAGCTCATAAATTGTCAAGAGGAATTTCTTTCCTGCTTTTTTCTGCTTGGCTTTAATAGAGGCTACGACTCCGAGAGGATTCTTCTTGTCGTTGTAAATGTAAACACCGCCCAATTCCTTCGTAGTCTTGAATGATTGCTTTAAAAGCCCCTTATATTGCGTTTGTAGAGGCTTCGCTGCTTTCCTGACACCTTTCCTTATGGCGGTCTTTGCTTGCTTGCCAGAGAGCGAATTTAAGAGCTTTAAGGTGCCGTCAATATCTATATCAGCATCTACTTTCATTTATACCTCCTTTTCAAGCTCCACGACTATCCACATTTTCCCATCAGGGATAACGCTCACAACTCTATAATAAGCCCCCATAAGCGGAATCCATACAAAGTCCTCTGTGTCAAGTTTATATGCGGCATTTCTTCTGAGGGTCATTGTGCAAGAGTTTGGTTGAAGCTTCTTCTCTGCCCCGATTGCTGAGCTTCCAAGCGTAAAATCAAGAGCTGCCCTAACCCTTACATATCTGTCCTCGCAAAACGTACCCTTGGAGTTTGTTACGCAATCCTGAGCGATATAGTCAGTAGCCCCATACTTATCCTGCTCTTCCGTCCTCTTATTGAAGTAGACGACGTATTTCAAATCACCTGCACGCATATTACTTAGTATTTAATATATGGGCCAAGTAAGTATGAAATAGCCATTGGAACTTCATACATTTTTGTTTCGCTTACCGACTCTCTATTGTTGTACAAATGACCAACCATCATTCGGATAGCATGAAGAATTGGAGGTGGAATCTCATCCCAATCTTTCCAAATATCGTCATTCTGATAGTTAAGATGATTGGCAATAGCCATCAGAGAAACAGTAAGAAGCGACTTCAAATATGAATCATCTACGGTGTAGTCTACGTCTATAATAAGATGTTCCTTAATATCTTCAAGGACTCCTTTATAAATCCATAATCCGTCTGTTATCATGTTTCCTGAATTTTAAGGAAGAGGGGGTCTACGAATTATCGACCCCCTGCCTCCTGATTATATAGAGATGGTTACTTATTTTACGGTGCGAGCTGCGAAAGCTTCTGCACGACGCGGCTTAACATCGAAGTAAGCATTGATAACGAGGCGAACAGCACCGTTAGTAGCCTGAGTGAACGAGTCAACCGTGAGGTCGAAAGCACCCCACTGAGCAACTACCAGCTCTTCGAAGTTACCGAACACAAGACCCGAACAAGCCGAAGTAGACATTACCTCGTAGCCGTTACATTCGTTACCCTCCATGAGGAAGCGACCCGAACCAGCGTCGATTGCCGTAGTTTTCAGCTTAGCCTTGATAGCTGGGCTAACAATAAACTTCTTGTTGCCACCTACGTTTGCATCTTCGAGAACCTGCTCCAAACCTACAACACCTGCGTAGTTTACCGTGAGAGCCGAAGCACCGTTGAACAAACCTGCTGGCTGAGTAGCCGTACCTGCTTCTGCACCGAGGATAGTCTTTTCGAGCTTCTCAGTTACTGCGTTAACAATATCGCGACGGAGCATTTCTTCTGCTGCCGTAGAGTCCTGCAAGAGGAACTGTTTCGAAATGTCGATGTAAGCTGTGATACGCTTCGGAGCAAACTTCACTTCCGAGAATACACCGCTGCCGTCCTTAGCTGGGTTAACTTCACCCTCCCAAGTTACAGTAGAGCCGCTATATACTGGTACAGAGAAGTTACCTACAAGACCAGTCATGAAAGTAGCACCAGCCTGAGCCAATACCGACTTAGCACGGAGAGCTTCGAGTACGTTGAGCTTATCTTCCTGAACGGTTACACCACCGAGGTTATCAACACCTGCCTGAACAATACCTGCACGCTGCTCAATCGGCATTACAATCTGACCAGAGTAATTCTGACCAGCCTTGCGCATTTCGGTGCGGCCTTCGTTAATTACTTCAATTGCACGCTCATCAAGTGGGCGGTTGTTAGCTACGTCGTTGATAGCTTTAAGGAGAGAAAATTTAGTTTCTGCCATAATCTGTTTCTTATTATTATCGTTATTAGTCTGAGCTGCTTTACGAAGCTCTTCAAGTTTGTCCTCGCAAAAATCTTTCACTTCCGTCGGCAACGAGCGAGATTCAATTGCCGTTTGAAGAGTAGCCTCATCTGCGTTTCTGTATTCCTCTTTGAGGTAATCACAAAGACTGCGTTTAGCTACTGAAACATAGGTGTCTGAGTAAGCTCCGTCGGCTACAATCGAGAAGTCGTAGAGTTGTTCAATTTCAAGGATAGTACGCTTGTACATACCGTCACTTACTTTTTCCCAATGGTCGCGCTTCACAGTAAATGCAAAGCTTGATTCGTTGTAGTCGCCTCTGTTCAACCCCTCCAACACTTCGTCGCCAAGAGCGGTGTTAGGAGCGTCAAACTCATATACAACACCCTTTTCATCAATAGAAACAGACAAGCTGCCATTTCCTTTATTTCTGCGAGCCAAGATGCCTCTGTCACGATTGTGGTCGAGGTACACCTTAATGTCGGAGTTATCCACGAGAGCCATGTCGATTGCTTCGGGAGAGATAATCTCTGTAAAGCCTCCAAGGTCACGACTCTCATGGTTGAACAGAACACCATAGCCTCTTACAAGTCTACTCGGAGTATCGTCAGTCTGCTGAGGTTCCTGAATTGGTTCCTGCGGCTCCTGCGGCTCCTGAATTGGTTCCTGATTCTGATTCATTTCTATTATTATTAATTATTGCCTCCAAAGAATAGAGATTGCTTTGCAACATTGTTTCATCTCCGTTATCTACTGGTGGCAGATTCAAGTCTTTTCTAATTTCATTGATAGTCATTGCTCCCATGTTAATCATCTGAGAGTAATAAGAAGCTACCGCAGAACGGTCGGCTTTCAACACTCTACTAACATCAAACTTAATGTCGATGTTTTCATCAGGGAAGAGTTTCGCCTCGAACTCCTGCTCTATCTTTTCAAGCAATGGCGACAACGTATCAGTCAAGAATGCGAGCTGCGTTGCCTCTACTGTTGAATAGCTTGACTTAGACAAGTCGAAGAGCTTAACTGGGCTAATACCAAACCAACGGCAAATATCTACCACATTAAACTGACGTGTTTCGAGAAGTTGTGCATCTGATGGACTCACCGTAATGGGTTGAAATTCCATGTTCCCATCAATAACTGCAACACCATTCGGATTGCCGCTCTGTGGAGAGAATGCCAATTGCCAAGCTTCTTTGATTTTCTGCTTCTGCTCCTTAGTGGTACGGTCAAGAATTTTGAGAATACCTGCGAGGTTGGCTCCACCCTTAAAGAAGCCACTTGCATGAGCCTCAGAGTCAGAAGCGAGAGCCAAGCTATTGCGAGCGTGAGTCAATGTGCTCACACCAATAATACCGTCGTAAGAGAAGTTCATAATATGAATCATGTCCTCTTCTTTGATGCGCTTAGGAAAACCAAGCTTTGTTGTTTGATAGGTCTTGACGTCGTTTTGTTCGTCGTAGTTAACCTGCACCGATTCAGACGGAATCCATTTCAACGATTTAACGTTACCGCTCTTGTATCTCTCAATGAAAACGAACGCATTTCCTTGGAGATAAATAGAACTGACTATCTGTTTTAATAGTGAATAACGTGTCATCCGTTTATTAGGCATCTTATTCAAAATCTTTGCGATAGGCTCGTTCATCATCTTGTGAGCAAAACCATCCTTGTCAATGCGGTATGGCTCAAACGGAAGCTGCGCAACTGCATCTGAGATAGCCTCTACTGCGCGATATACTGCCGACAAAAGCATTGCACTCTTGCCACCATAACTTGAATAGCTGTTAAAGCTCACAAAGTCTGCAAACCCAAGATTGCGCTCTTCTGCTTGTTTATTACCAAACATTCTTGTAAAAATATTTCCCTTTCCCATTAAATAATGTCAATTT